TTGCTTATTTTCTTTTACAGGTTTTGCTCCAGTTGCTTTTGGTTCTTGACCTTTTGGATATACCAACTTTCCACCGCCCAATCCAGAACCAGGTTTCATGCCACCACCAAGTTTGCGTTCCTCACTTTTCATTTTCTTTTTCTTGCCACCCATCTGATCCTTACCAGTTGCACCAGCAATGACATCACCTCTAGTTACCTTATCATAAGGAGGATAATTGTTTGCTAGATTTCCGTCATTCTTCTCCTCTAAGTAAGGACGACGAAGATCATCAAAAGACTGTTCCCAGATGTTCATTGGATAGACTTATACGTTTCTGTATTTATTTATTGTATTCCCCCATCATACATTCCAAATGCCCAATATTTTTCTTCACACCAAAAACATTTTTTACAAGGATATGGTTGCTCTTTTATATCTTCAGTACACGATTCAGTTAATGGAAATAAATTTTTCATCAAATCATACTTATGATATTGAAAAGCAGTAAATTTTTTGTCTACATTCCACCAAGGATATTGTTCTTTATACTCATATTGAGCACTATCACGATAAGTATCTCTTGCAACATATGAGTTTCCAATATTTTCACTTGGATTTATTGTTGATCCTTGAATTAAAATATCAAGATTATGTTTTTTAATAAACATTTTACTACGTATTCTTAATTTCATTTGCTTTACAACTCGTGTTAATTCTATAGGAGATCTACTATAAGTCATACGTTCAAGATTATTAATGTATACCTCTGGATACATTTTTTTAATCAAATCAATTATTAGTAAAGTCTTTTCCTCACATTTACTATTAACATTATCTGTTTGTACCGCTATTATTGGAAATATTTTTCTATCAAAACTTTCTGTTTCAGATATAAATTTACATAAAAAATATAATATAAGTGTTGAATCTGTTCCTCCAGATAACCATAATCCTATATTTTTTTTATCAGTCTGGAAAAATTTTTCAAACCAATCAACTTCTATCTTACCATCAGTTAATATCATAATTTAATTTAATTTCAGTAATCCAAGATCTAAATGTATTATTATTCTCATCTAAGCAAATAACATGATTTGCTCCACGTCTAATAATAACTCCTGAAGATTTCTTAGTTTCTACAAGTTCTCCTTCTTTGAAAATATCACCTGCAAGATATTGTTCTCTAATAGATCTTTCATCTACAGGGATAATATTCATCATTATATAACGATATAATTCCCCATTCTGTTCTAAAGCAAGTTTAGCAATCTCTTGTGCTCTACTTTTCCTAACTATAATATTAATTGCGTTGTATCCACTTTCATAAATGGATTGAAGGACATCGTAGATTGTTTCTGCATTAGCATCATCAATAATGACATCACCAAAGGTTTCTTTTAGTCTAGCGATATCTGCATCTCTACTGGGAAAAATATAATAAGGAAATCCTTGAGCAGTTTCTTCTACTGCTGCTAAGATATTATTAGTGACTTCATCATTATCAAACTTATCAAAAGCAATCGTCAATGGCTCTTTACGTGCCATTGCATCAAATTCTTGTCTTGCTCTTTGATTTTGAACTACCTGTTGCAGTCTTTCGTAGTCTGCTGTTCGTGCAGCAGTTGTAGAAGTTTCAGATCCACTCGTTTTACTCGTTGTGCTACCATCAGTATTTGCTTTGGACTGAGAAGATTTTTCTCCATCTTTACTATCACCCGCTCTTGGGGTGAACATCTTGAGTTGACCTTTTACAGTTTTAGCTTTTAGTGATCCTTGTTTATCGTACCAATCACCATGCCCGTTTCCTACCAACCCCAAACGCTTTGCTTGCTGCGATGCTTGGGTGGATCTTGCTTCTAGGATAAATTGGTTGAACTGCTTCACTGATTTTCTGATAGATTTGAGTTTTATTTTTCTCAATAAACGCTAATCCTAGCGTCTTATACTGCAAATATTTAGTCTTGTCTTCTTTGTAGTTCTCAATAGACGCAATATAAAACCTCATAAAATCTTCAATTTCACGCTTCATAATTTGTTTTCTTTTCCTTAAAGACTTATATGAAGTTATTAGTTCATCAATAAGTTGGTTCATACTACAGGTTCAATTCTAATTACAGCTTCATTTAATCTAACGCCAGAAGGATCTGTTCCACGTCCCTTTAAGCGAATATCAATATAAGTTTTATCAGCAATTTCATTTACCAATCTGTCATTTATTGGTTTCAATTCTTTTTCATTGAGAATGTAATTGGCAGTCTTATCATTACCTACACCAAAAGTCATTGCACCAGTTAACGATTCTCTTACAAGTTCTCTTTTAAATGCTAAAAATAATTTATCACCTTCTGGATTTTTTTTAGATCCTAAAATAGATTGAAGTTTTTCATTTAATCCACCAGATCTTTTTGCTTCCTCAAGGATTGCTTTCATAACTGGTTGTGGTTGTTTTTTAGGACCTTCTCCTAAAGTTTGCGATAATTGATCTAAAACCATTGCAACCTTTTTTACTTCAGAAGCTCCCATTCCCCCTTCCATTGCAACTTTAAAAAGAACATCATTCAAAACTTTTACTGTTCCTTGAATTCCAGCACTTGATAATTGATATGCATCCCCCCATTTCATTGAGCATCTATATTTTATACCATCTCTCATAAAAAGAACATCAGTTTTTGGTTCTGGACTTGATCCGCCAAGTTGTCTAAACGATTTATAGAATTGTTGAGGATTAGAAGGTTGAATTTTATTCATCATTTCGTTAGCGGCAGTTTGAACTACCTGATCAATAGGTTGAAAAGACAACTTACGTATCTCATTTTGTTCACTAAGAGTAGGATTAGTAATTCTACTATATGCAGCAAGCATAATAGCATATTCAAATTGTTTTCCCTTATCGATTGCCATAAAAATACCCCTCTCCAGATATTTAGAGAAGGGGTTTCTTTCCGTTCCAATATTCAATAATAGGATGTTGGGACACATCTAATTCATGGTTTTTAGGTTTTTGATGAAGAATTGCTAATGCATGATCTTCGCGCAAGACTAAACTATTTTCTTGTTTTGCCTTACATCCATCACGATATGAGTAACAAATACTTGGTACAGGAGTTCTTTCTATTTCTTCGTTATGATAAAAATCATCTGTACCATGATATTTTTCAACGTATCCTTTAGGATCTTTCATCCAGTATTCATAGATTGAAGTATTATCTTTCCAAACCATAACACTAGAATTAAACATGGATTTAGTAGGATATTTTACTTTGTGCATAACTCCTTTCCATTTTGAATAGATTAATGAAAAGTTATCTTTATGCTCTAAAATATCTTGAATATTTCCATGGATAATAACATCCAAATCAAAGAAAATTTTTCTATCAAATTTCTTTAATTCTGGCGCAACAAACAAAAATAATTTATACCATGCTGCCCACCAATTTTTCCAAGTTAAATATTCGGATACATCAATTAAAACTACGTTAACTCCATCAATGATACCTTCAGGATTATCAGTAAAACAGAAAAATGGTGCATCAGTTTGATGACGCACCATAGTATAAAGTTTGTTTACATAATCTGAAGTAAATTTATCACCAATCTTCAAACATGTAATACAATAATTATCGATCATCTGCTGCTCGATTTTCTGAGTAATAAGCATCAAATGTCCCTTCTGGATAACGTTTAGAAAGTTTTTTGATATTCATATCAGTAAGTTCTTCCAACGAAATATCAAGAGCAAGACAAGCTTGTGCAACATACCAAAGAATATCACCAAGTTCAATCTTGAGATGTTCAATGTTATCTTCGTTTGCAGGCTTACCTTGGAAAATAATTTTCTTTACAATTTCCATAAACTCACCCGCTTCTGCAGAAATGCCAACTGCTCCAGTAAGAAGACGATGAATTTCTAGACCACCATCTTCTAGTTCTTGAATGCGAGAAACAAAAGCATCCTTATCACTTGAAGCAGGACTAGTTACTTTAGAAACAAACTCTTTATATTTTTCAAATGCCATTAGAATTTAAAATCGCTGAATTTAGCTTTGGATGATTTACCATCATCATTATTATACTCTTCTTCGTCTCCCTTGTCAAGAATATCGTCTTGAGCAGACTGTTCACAATCATAGAGACGCATCTTAGCACGATCAATACCAACAACAAATCTCTTATTGATGGTAGGATCATTATATCTATTCTTCAATTGCTTAACCATAATTTGACCCAACTGCTCCAATTCTTCACTACTAATCAAAGCAAACATTAAGTCAGCGGTAGCAGGAAGACCAAAACTTTCTGAGGTATCAGTTAGATTTGGATCAGAACTAGTAAATCCACTTCTAGTGGTTTGTGTTGCAGATACAATTGGAAGATCAAATTCAACTGCTAAACCACGAAGTTCTTCTGCAATTGCTTTCACATAAGAATATGAATTGACATTAACTGCAGAACGATAGCGAGAAGATGCACAAATGTTTAGATAGTCAATAAAGATAATATCAGGTCTAAAAGATTTCTTGAGTGCTAGTTCGTTTAGAAGTGATCTAAAATGACCAACGTGTGCAGATGCAGTGGGATATTCTTTTACGATTAGTTTCCCATTGGTACGTGAACTGAGTGCATTGATCTTCTTGAAGAAGGTGCTTTTTGGTAGTTCACTAATTTCCCTGATATTAGTGTTGAGAAGATTGGCATCAATTCTTTCTGCAATCTTTTCTTCTGCCATTTCAAGTGTGATGTATAAAACATTCTTTCCTGCGACGAGAACGCTGGAAGCAAAATGGCACATGAAAAGAGATTTACCGACACCAGTGCCAGCAAGCGCGATGTTAAGAGTTTTGTTAGAGACACCACCAGCAGTAATCTTATTAAAGTATTCAAGATCAAAGGGGATTTTACTTTCGACCCTGTGATAATATGCGTAGCGATTTTGGTAATCATCTATGTAATCGTGTCCAACATGATTGTCAAAACTAACTGCCAATGCATCAGACAAAATAGAAGGAATAGCATCTCTTCCTTTCTTTTCATCTTGTCCATCAGCAATCTTAATACTCTCCATTAGTGCCAAATAAATGGCACGTTCTTTACACCATTCTTCAGTAGTATCAATTGCCCACTGAAAGTCTACATCAGAAGGATCTAAAGTAGCAATGAGTTGTTCACATAACTTAAACTCATCTTGAGTTATGTCTGTCCTCTTCTCAAGTTCAATAAAGAGAACTTCTTTAAGAGGAAGACTATCATACTTGGTAATGAAAGAACCAATTTCTTCAAAAATTACCTTGTCAGTTCGTTCTTCAAAGTATTCTGCTTTGATGAAGGGTAATACTTTACGAGTGTACTCCTCACGATTTAGCAGGTTCTTCAGTATCGTCAGTGGAACCCTCTCCGCCATAAGTAAACTCCATTCGTGCAGCAGCATCAAGATACTGCATTAGTTCATCAGTAAAGTATTTTTCTGGTTCAGCATAAATTGTTTTGGCATATGCTGTGGTGCCATTGATTTCATATCGAGATCCCACCTTCTTGACAATACCATGCTTTTCAGCAAGATCAAGAAGACCATAATAACGGTCAAGTCCACGCTCATCATAAAATAGACGAACTTCAACCTGACGATTTTCTCTAGTTAGACGCGATTTATTTGTCTTTGCCTTGATAATGTTTCCAACGACTTCTGTTCCATCCTTTTCTTTTGCCTTGCTGAGATAAATGATGGTAGAAGCAGCATACTTAAGACCACTACCACCACCCATTTCTTTTGTAGGAACGTAAGAGCCAATAACATCGTAGGTATGGTTAGTAACGATAAGTGGAATATTTGCTTGTCCCAGTTTTAGAGTTAACATTCTAAATGCACCTTTAACAAGTTGTGATTTTGTCATATCACGAACTTGTTTATCATTAAGTACATCAGTAATTTCTTTCTCTGTGGAAAGCATTCCTAGTGAATCTAACACAAACATACAAGGTTTGCGCTGATCTACAGGTTTCTTTAAGTATATATCTACTGCCTTAAGTGCTTTGTTACGAAAGTCTTCAACTGTTACAACATTACTAACAACTAAACGATCTGTAGGAACCCCACGACTTTCTAAAAGTGACTTAGTAATTGCTGCTTCAGTATCAAAGTAAAGAACGTATCCATCAGGATTACTATCCAGAAAGTTTTTAACTACAGCCAAACTGAAGAAAGTTTTACCTGTTGATGTTTCTCCTGCAATTGCTGTAATCTTATTTCCTGAGACGCCACCAAAGATAGACCCACTAACCAAGGCATTAAAAATATAAGAACCTGTGTCAACGTAGGTTTCTGTTTCATCGATTTCAGATGCAACATTAGTGTATTCATCTTTAATTTCCTTTATAATTTCTTTTAGAAAATCCATCAGCAAACAATTCCGTATCTTACTCGTAAAACTTTTTTATAGGATAGTCCTTCATCCATCAATTCTTTTGTCAATTTTAATTTTTCATACAATGCAGTATCACCACCAAAGGCAAGTGACTTTACAATTGTAGTCAATTCTTCATCGTTAATTGGTAAATCCATAATGTAAGTATTTTTTTCATTATAACATCAGGAGAAGAAAGATGCAAGCGTAGCAGTCTTCTCAACAGACCACCCAATACTATCTAAAATAGCTCTCAGTGGTTCCAAAAATGCCTTATCAAACTGAGTATCATAGTCAACGTAAGGAAGCAAACCAAGTTCTACTGGAAAATCATTGATGAATGAAATTACATTTTCATGAATTGGATTTGGTTTCTTCAGAAGAATGAACTTGATCTTTTCTCCATTATTGATGACATTATACTTTTCGCCAAGTTTTTTATTTTTGATATGATGATTATAAAGAAGTGCTCCTCTTGCATGGATTGGACATCCCTTTGCATAGATTGACAAATTACTTTTATACTTATCAACATCAGAAACTGTTCGTGGAAAAGCAATCTCAGATGGAGGAAGTTTTTTGAACTGTGCTCTTGATTTTTCAATAAAATTAATTACATCATCTTCAGTTTCACTCATCATGATCTTAAGTGCATCCTTAATCATTGAACGACAAGGTGCTGGAGTTGAAGACTTGACTGCTTCGATACCCATGATTTTGAGTTTGGGTTCACTATATCGAACACCTTCGACATCCCATGCATTCAAAATATAACGCTTCTTAGCAGTCCAAATACCACGATCAGCAATTGTTTCTCGCTTCATGAACATCTTCTGTTCATAAGCATTTACATACTCTGCCAGTTCTTTGTAAGAACTTTCAATATACTTCTCAAATTCCATTTGACAGATCTTGTCAAGGAACGAAACAATGTCCTCAGTAGTTTTCTCTCTTCCTTTGTATACACGTTCAACCAGAGGACCCAGGTTGAGGTAAATACTATCAGTATCAGAAGCAACCACATAATCTACATTATTAGTTTTAAGAACATTGTTTATGTATGAATTCATCTTCGCTTCGATCCATCGTATACTGAGCTGACCCCCGAGAGTAATTGCTTCAGCATTGTCCAACTTATAATAACGAAAATAGTTATTGCCGATAGCACCATAGGCACTATTAAGTTGGATTTTTTTTGCCATCTGGATGTTGTTGCATCTTGCAATCTCCCGTTCCAGTGCCTTAGTTTTCTTCTTTTCATACTCTTTCTTTGCCTCCAACATTTTCTTTTTGAAGATTACACGTTCATTATAAATTCTCTCCATCAATACTGGAAGGAACCCACGTTTCTTGGTTGTAAACTGTGCTCCGTTAGGACATACAGTTACATCCTCAAGAGAACTAAGATCAACTTCTTTCTTTAGAAGTTTATCAACATTTACACCAGGAAATTTTTCGTCAAGAAGTGTTTCTGGGGAAATGTTGTATTGCATAATCAAGTGAGGATATAGACTATTCAAGTCAAAACTTACAACCCAATCATACACTCCTGGAGTTGGTTCTTTTACATATGCACCAGCATACTTTTCATTTTTATTTTCATCTTTTTTCGGTGGAATGACAATATTTTTTTTCTTTAGTTCATTGTAGATAATCATATCCCACATGCGAACCTGATAAAAAACATCGTTAAAGTTTACCTTTGCATCAAATGCCATAGTAACTGCTAGTTCAACAAGTTTCATCTTCTCCTCAAGTGCGTCAACCAACCGCACGTCTTGGATGTTGTACTCTACAAACTTCTGCCAATTCTTCGTATAAAACTCTTTGAAAGTATCAAACTCAGAGTGATCTAGTTTCTTCTTACCAAGTTCTACTTCACCAATATAATCAAGACGATAACTTTCTTGTGCTTTGTAAGTAAACTTCTTGTAAAGATCTAAGTAATCAAGAACAGTGATGCCACCAATATCATAGACAACATGCGGGCGATGGTTAACATTAATCTCTTCGTTTGTAACAAGACCCCATGGAGACAATCTTTTGACTGCTTTTTCTCCAAGAATTTTACCGATACGCTTTGCTACGTAAGGAATATCGTAGAGTGTACAGTTCCATCCAGTAATTACTTCTGGAGTATTTGTTTGCCAATAATCTAAAAATCGATTGAGAAGATCGTACTCATCTTTACATTCGACATATAAAACTTCAGGATCATTGTTGTTGAATGATCCCTGTCCAAATGTAATAATCCTTTTGTTAGAATAGTTTTGTAGAGTAATGCAAAGCATTTCCTCATCACAGTTAGCGACTGTTGGAAATCCTCGCTCTGATGCAACCTCAATATCAATCGTCACAAGTTTCATCTTCTTGAGATCAAACTCAATATGATCTTCAGGATATTTTTCTGAGATGTACTGATAAATGTAACGTGTGTTGCCGTAGATCTCAAATCCTTCTACATTGTCATGCGTCTTGATAAATTCACGACAATCCCTTACACTACCAGGTTGAATGGATTGTACGTAATTTCCTTCTAAAGTTTTATACTTTGTTTTCTTTTTGCTAGGAACAAACAGGGTTGGTTCAAACTTTTCTCTAGCAATAAAACTTTTACCATCCTCAAATCCGCGAACGAGAAACTCGTTCCCTACCATTTGAACGTTTGTATAATACCTCATTCAGCAGTCAACGATTGATACTTATTCAAATAATCTTTGTTAGCATCCACAATAGTCAAAATACTATCGGAATGGATCATCATCTCAGTTTGACTTGTAAAGTCACTCATCCATGGAATTAATCCTGTTTCAGCAACTACAAATGGTTGAATAAGTTTACAATCTGGTTCACCAAGTTCAGATGGCACTTCTTCAATTCTACTAATAAGAATAATATTAGTTTTCAATAATAAAACCTTAATCATGGTAAAGACAGCTTCTGTGTCTTCAATTCTACCACTGCCTTGCGTACCTTGTCAATGTACCCACTGTTACGTAATTCTTTAAATACGAGATTTTCAAATCCATATTCCCCATACTTATCAAGAGAAGAATTTCTTGCAGTATTCAATTTTTTTAAGACTGCACGAAGTCCAGTTTCATTATTACCTCGGATCAGAGTATCAATTTTATTTTTTATATTATTTGCTTTCTTCTCCAACTCAGCCTCATCAAGTTCACCCTCAAACTTTTGTGGTTGTTGGACCCATTTATTTTTTAATATACTAAAAACTCCCTGACTTTTTCTTCTAGTAACTCCTGGTTTTTCTAGATATGGTTCTACATCTGCACCATAAACTTTTACGTCATGCGTTAATGACCACAAAGTTTTTTTGTCTTTAAAGTAATCGTCCAACAATTCAGGATCACATTGTGGAAGATACTTTGGATCAACAACCAAATGAACATCAATGTCAGAATATGATGTATAGTTGTATCCAGCATTGCCACCAAGCATCAACACATCTTTGATTGCTTTGCTATCGAGTTCAACATACTCTGCAAAAGCATCAGCAAATCTAAGAAGGGCAGATCTGATATTTGCCTTCAGATCATACCCATCCCAGAATGTTGGATTTAGTTGATCTCTAAATTTCAGCGTCAGATTTTCATTTAATTTTCTTAAATCCGACGCTGAAATATGTCTTCTTATACGACTATACAAAACACTTCATTCGTTTTGAAGTATTTAGAGGTAATCTTTTCTCCTTTGTTCTTCAGGAATGACTTTATTAAAGTCAATGTAAATAACCCCATCAATGTGATTTACTCCAGTAATAACCAAATCAGTAGGCATTTGCCAAACACGATTAAATCGACGGAAAGCTAATCCGCGATGAATATATTCTGAAGTTTCAAAATCTTCTTTGTTACCCTCAATAAAAAGTTTACCTTGTTCAGTATAAACTTTTACTTCATTTCGTTTAAATCCCGCTACTGCCATCTCAAGACGATATCCTTCTTTAGTCTTGAGAATATTATGTGGGGGGTAATTTGTATTTGAAATTGATTCTAAATACGTCCTTGTTTCAGGCACGCTAAGTGTAATTGAATGTGAACCAAACATAGTGACCTCTTTGAGCGTCTAGTGTTGAATGTCCCTTGCGGCGACATTACTAATTATATAGGATCCAATAAAAAAGCGGGTCGTAAAAACCCGCTTGTTCTATTCGGTTATCACTGTTCAGTTCGTTTTTTACCAATATTATATTTGGTTTCCAACACCCATTCACCCTTTTCTTTATAAGCAATCACCTTAATTTGGTTAAGTGGTGCAATATCAGAAATAGTATCTGGTTTAATAACCTCAATTAAACCCCAATCAGCTAGGAGTTGAATAATTCTATTTCTTCTCTGAACATCATTGATGCTAAGATTTGCTTTCTTACCATCTAATGCAAAAAGTTCTTTGAAGTGAACAATATAATACTTACCTTGCTTATGCAAAATATGGCAAGATTGATATAGTTTCTTTTCCTTTCTTGATGCAACACCGATCCTGGTTAGTGTCTCACGAACCTTGAGAAAATCGTCAGGTTCTGCAAGAACAACTTCAACCATCTTATCGGGAGACCAATGGTATTCGGGCTCGACGACAACACTCATTTTATTCCTCCAGTATCAAGTTTCTTTCTAATGAACGTTAGTTGATCTTCTGTTAGAAGAGAAAGAGCTTGTCTGGCTTTTTCATTACTATAACCATAGTAAGATTTGACACATTCAAGGTTCTTCAATTCTTCTTTTTTGATCCACGGAGAAAATCTCCGTTTCGATCTCAAAGTATTTAGTAAAAAATCATACTGCAACTTCTTGTCTAGATGATGATTAATATTCATCTCATTAGAAAACATTACAGCGTCAACATGTCCAGACAAACAACGATTGACAATATATGGAAGATACTTATTTTCAATTGTAGGATCTTCATCAATCAAATTTATCTTTGAAGTGTTTATACTGTTCAACCAATCTTTTAGTTCAACCATTTTTTGCTGCTGCTTTTCTAAAGGATTGATTTTCAATAGGCTTAACCCAACGAAGATTATCTACATGATTATTCGCAGGATTATCATCAATATGATCTATATATGCACTACTCCTAACCCATGCTTTCCACTCTTCTGGTATTCTTTTTTGACCTACCATATCAGGAGTAATAACTTGATCCCAAGTTTCTTTCAATTCATCTGGAGGATATTCATCAATAGGTTTCCAGGTTTCCGCAACAATACGATGAGCATCTATAGATATTGCTGGAGAATGTTTTTTTCCCCGCGCTCTATGATCATAGTCTTCAAATAACCCAGTAGGAATTGAAAGAATATATGAATAACACCTAAGTCTTCTTCCTGCTTCTCTAAGTCTTGCAGACCATTTCAATTTAGGTTTTAAAAATTTACCTGTTTTAGTACTAAAAACATCTGCCTTTCGATTACAATAATATTCAGGAAGTTCTTTTAAATAACGAATAACTGGTCTAAAATCAGGGTTTAAATGAACAATCATCTTTCAATGTAGGATAATGTATGTGATTGAGATTTGAGTTGATGTATAATTATATCACATCCTATCTTAGGATGTGAACTTCCACATGTGTAGATATCACATGCTGCTTTACCTTCCTCTGGCCAAGTATGAATACTAATGTGACTTTCAGAAAGTAAAGAAACCACAGTTACTCCCTGTGGTTCAAATTTTTTTGAGATTGATTGGATAACTGTTGCACCACTACTTTCTGCAGCAATTTCTAAAAGATCCTGCAGAAATAATAAGTTGTCTAATAAATCAAATGGACAACCATAAAGATTAAGTAGATAGTGCTTTCCCATCAGAGTAGTTTAAAAGAAGAAGTTCCTTTCGATCCTTTTGATTTTTAGTATATTCGCCAGTTGATCGCATAGTATATGTATGTTCATACTCAACTGCAGACCATTTAGAGAACCTATCTTTTACTAATTGTGATGAATTATAACTAACCATCATATCAAGTGAACTATTATCGCAATCAATAGCAAACTGATCGTGATCAAATCCTTTGTGCATTGATCCTTTGTTCCCGTAGAGATTATCCTTAATGTCATAAGGGGGATCAAGATATACAAAAGCACCTTCTCCACTCCAGAAATCAATCACTTCCTTATATGAATAGTTAGTAATAGTCCAATTTTTAATTAGAGTAGAATACTCTAACAATTTTTCGATACCCCGCATAGAAAAATTATTTTCTGATGCTTGTGGGGAGAATGATGAGCTTTCTGTAAGCCCAGAAAAAGAACACTTATTAACAATATAGAAACTAATTGCACGCTGGAGATCATCAGTTTTCTTGTGATTTGAACTAAGATACTCTTTGCTTTCCAAAAAGAGAACTTTGGCTCGATCTGGATCATTGTGCCTTTGTTTGAGATTTGTGAGATATTTCTTAATTTCATCACCGTTATCTCTTAGTTGTTTCCAAAAATTGATAAGAGGTTCATAAAGATCATTAACCCAAATGTTGATGTTTGGATACTGTTGGGTTACATAAAGTGCGACAGATCCTCCACCAAGAAAAGGTTCACGATACTCTTGATAGGTAGAAAGATCTGGAAAAAATTGACTAATTTTACTTGTCGCCCTCGATTTCCCGCCAGGATAACGAAGAGGTGTCTTTAGACTTGCCATAATCAGGTTGATGATACTTTAAAAATTCACGAAAAGTCATTTTCATTTCTTTCTGCGTCATCCCACAATGGGCAGCAGCAGTAGGAAGATTCATTTTAGCACGAAATAATGCTTCATTTGCTTCCGCTACATTCTCAGGTGTTGTCTTTTTTTGGTCCATAATGTAAAAAGAAATTTGTAGAGAAACTAATCCGTTCTACATCAGAAGTAAATGGATAAACATAATGAATTAACCATGCAGGAAACAAATAAATGTCTCCTTCTTCTGGAGCAACAGGTCCAAAAGAATGATTATTATGTGGAGCCCATTGTCCATATTGCCATTCAATTTTACCTCCTGTCGGATTTCTTCCCCTTTGAGTTGGATGTTTCCATTCATCTTTCAACTCTTCAGGAACTTGTGCGTAAATAACACAAGAAAAATCACCTGCATGAATGTGCGGTGGATTCCATTCTCCTTTACGTTGAACATTAACCCACGGACGATCAAGTTCAATATTGTCTATTTCATGATCTTCTGGTGGTTGATAATTACCAACCTTACCCATTTGAATGAGATAATCCCCAAGATGTTCCTGCAATTCATTGACATTATCAATAGTCATATGAAAAGCAACTTCTCGATCAATGTTTCCAGCAAGAAGATGATTATTTTCAATATCGGAATTTTTTGCTGCGTCAAGAATAGTTTGACGTAAGTTTTCTGAAATTTTGTTTTTGTAAATTACTGGTCCAAAAGGACGAATAATATATCCAGGTTCAATAGTCATTTGAATTCACAGTTACACATAATTTCTGTTAGTGCTGCCAGAAGATTGATTTCTTGATCAGCAACAAATGCAGTCTGATATTGATACTTAGCAATGATCAAAACTGCTTCAGGAATAGAATTTGGTTTGAGTGTATCATAGATACAATCATAAATGTTGCGAAGGATAGTATTAGGATCGTTATCTAAATTCTGCACAATCCACTTACGAACATTGGGAAATTCTTTTTTGGAAAGATACCCAACAAGTTCTTTGGTATTGACATTAGATAGAAGACCAAGAATACCAGTATCAATTGATCCGCCAGCAGAATAACGTTGACATTCGTTTAGAATGCGACGCCAATCTGGAAAGTGTTGATTGATTATTTCAACAAGAACTTTCGGATCATGTTTGACATTCTCTGTCTCAAGAATAGTCCCGAGACGCTTGAAGAATGCTGCTGCGATTGCTGGTTTTTGTTTTCCTGTGATTGTGAAATCAACGACTGCACATCTTGAGTGCAATGGTTCGATGATTTTGTTCTTGTAGTTGCAGGTGAAGATGAAGCGGCAGTTGTTATAAAATGCCTCAATATTTGCCCGTAAGAGGAGTTGTACGTCGTGGGTTGTGTTATCAGCCTCATCAATAATGATGACTTTGTGTTTCGCGTCCATTGCTGAAAGCGATACGGTCGAAGCAAAGTTCTTTGCTTGATTTCTAACCGTGTCCAAAAATCGTCCTTCATCTGATCCATTTATTACATAACAGTCTGCTTTTAGTTCGTGACATAATGCTTTTGCCACGGTAGTTTTACCAATACCAGGAGGACCTGCAAGAAGAAGATTTGGAATTTCTCCTTTACTTACAAAGTCCTTCAAGGTAGATTTGATTGCATCTGGAAGAATACAATCATCAATTTTCTTGGGTCTATATTTTTCTACCCAAAGAAAGTCATCACGATCCATAAGTTGAATCTGGTTCAAGTGCAATAAAGTAAGTAAGATTATAACGTTCGCTATAGAACCTGGCAAGTTTCTTTTGGGAAATTACCACTTCGTAACTGCCACGAATAAGTTTGATATTTTCAATTTTGAAGTTGAAAGAAAACTCTGCATCAGTTTCTCCAACAACAATCGAATATTCATTAGATGTATCGTTTTTACGATCACTGACAACGAGTTTAATTACTCCAGCTTCACCAACTGCAGAAAGATCAGGAAGTCCCAAAATAGAAGAAGACTTCAAGATTGTTTGAAGTTGTTCTTCCTGAAGAACAAAACAAACTTCCTCAGAAGGAAGTTTCATTTCACGATCAGGTGGTGCAATAATTACACTAGGATCTGAAAAGAAATACTTAGAACGATTTGCTTTTCCTTCTTTAATACTTGCATAATTCTCTTCGCTAGACACATCAATATCGGGATCTTTATAAAGAACGATTGTGTTTAGAAACTGAGGAAGATCGTAGATTGCAAAATCTTTTGGAATGTATTCTTCAATCTCCGCTTCTGCAAATACATTTTGCATCGGAGAAATAGTACGAAGTTTCCTGCCTTCTTTGAAGGATAGGGACTGATTGATTGAAGTAAAGTTTTGAAGAATTTTAATTGTTTTTTCAGAAAATTTCATCGTTCATTATAAGGTTGAGTAGGTTCTTTATGAAGCCCTGCAAAGTGATACAGAAGAATACAATAATGGATTGCTTTCAGTATATCCATCTTAGATTTACCATTCTTCTTTCCAAAGCGTGAAAGATATTTGATAGCATTGGATCGAGTAAAAGGTTCCGCATCTCCAATACTTTCAATCAAATCTAGAGTTTGAGTTTTTGATTGATCTGAAGTATAGTGAGAACTATAAGTACTTGCAAGATATTCTTCTACTACCTTGAGTGTTAGATCCTCGTTATACTTCCAAAAACCGTTGTCAGACATCTCCATCATAATAAAGTTCAGTAGGCATTATAGCACAAAAAAAGGGGATTGAAAATCCCCCTTCAAAAATTATTTTTATTTTATCACCAAATGCCTGGAATAATCTGCCCCGTAAGAGCATAAGCACCTACAGCGGCAATAAAACCTAGCATTGCTAGGCGACCATTTAGTTTTTCTGCTTTTTCGTTATGGGTTTGGTACACACCGTTTTCCATTTGATCTAGTACTCCTTTATCAATGTACATAGTTGGTTCATTGGCAAACATGTTTTGTTGGCCAAATTCATTTGATGTTACAGTCATCAATGATTTGTAACGAATTACAACAACATTATATAGGAAATATAAAGAGTTGTCAAGCCTTCAGTTGACTAAACCCTTTAACTTTTTGGAATTCCAACACATTCTCAAATTTCTCATGCAATTCGTTTTTATGCGATATGATAAAGATATTAGCATCGCTAACCACATATCTGATAATTTTAAAGAATTCATCTGTTCCCAATCCATCAAGAGAACTATCAAATACCTCATCCATTATGAGAAGATTTGTTGAGATGCTATTTTTTAATCTTGCAATTTCTCGCCAAGTAAACAACAATGACAAATCAATTCTCATTTTTTCACCTTCAGAAAAAGAAGGATAGGAAAAATTCTCATGAATTGGTGTTTGAATTTTTTCATTGAATTCTTCATCTAGTGTAAAATTGATGAAGAAGTCCATCATTTGCAAGTACTTATTGACTTGCTGATTGATGAGTGGCAAATACTTTTTGATGATACTACTCTTTACTCCATCATCTTTTAGTAGAACATTTGCTTGAAGATAGTATCCGTAATCTTCTTTAAGCTGTTCTAGGTCTGTTAGTATTTGTCTCAGATTAGATTTATATTCACTTAATTTTTCATGCTCAGTATTTCTGTTTTCAAGTCTAGTGGTAATAGTTTGAATTTCTTTTTCAAGAGTTGATCTTGATTTGTTTGAGTTAGAAATACGAATGTTGATCTGAGAAATTTCATTTTGTAGTTTAGTAATCTCCCTTTGAAGTCCGAAGAATGCTTGTTCACGTTCTTCTTCTTTTTTGATCGTATCTTCAATTTCTTGAAGATTACTTTCATAAGAACTTAGGACTTGCTGGAGCTCGTCTATTTTATTTACACGAAACGTTTCTTCAATCGTTTGTGTGCATGTTGGGCAAACCGAATGCTCTTTGAAAAATTCCAGATCATCACCAGAGTTTTGTTTCTTGTTTCCAATCTTACCTTTGAAAGTTCCAAGTTTACGAAGAGTATCTGAAGCATCTGCATACTGTTCTACTTCCTGTTGCTTGTCTTGAACTTTATGTAAAAGACTGGAGATACTTTCATTGTACTTGGAAACTTCCCTTTCACATTCAGTAATTTGGGTTTGTTTATCTTTGATATCATTCTGTCCAGTCTCTTCAATTTGTTTGATAAAGTTTTGCTGCATGATAATTTTATCAGCAATCCCTTCTTTTTTCAACTCTAAAGTCTTGGCAGTTTCTTTAGCATCCTTGATTTTGTTCTTCAAGATCTCCGACATTGAAGAAAACACTTTGATATCCAAAAGATCCTCAATCACTTCTCGCCTATGAGCAGCAGGAAGTTGCATAAACGGAACAAACGAAGCACTACCAAGAATAACAATCTGAGTGAATGACTTATAGTTCAACTTGAGGATGATGTTTTCAAGCATCTTCTGTTGATCCTGAGCAGAAGCATCCTCATTCATCTTCTTACCGTTCTGATAAATCTCAAAGATGCCAGGTTTGATACCTCGAATAACTTTATATTCGTTCCTGTTTACATTGAAATCAATTTCAACAACACAATCTTTTTCATTGGACGAATTGACAATTTGATTTTTGTTGATCTTCCTGAATGGTTTGTTAAACAACGAGAAACACAAAGCATCAAGAATGGTTGACTTACCAGCACCATTCTGCCCAACAATCAGTGTGTTAGTGTTTTGATTTAGTTTAATTGATGTGAACTGGTTTCCTGATGATAGAAAATTTTTATAACGAATTTCTTTGAACTCAATCATTATCAGATCGTGGTGGAATTACAATGTCATCTTCAGTGATTATAGTATATCTTATTCCCGCTTTTTCACATGCTGCGATTGCAACCGTATCATTGACTTTGATGACATCCATTTCTGGACAACCATCTTCTTCCATTAGCAAAGCATATCTTACAGCATCATCTTGTTCCTCAAACAAAAATACAACCTTTTCTCCAAACTCATCCTTTACCGCATATGCCCCTTCGTCTTCTAACCCCTTGATTGTAATGATATACATTACATAACCTCACACGCTTCCTGATAGATATTTTTGATTAGACTTTTGATCTTAGATTTATTTAGATCTGTCTCCAAATCATCAACATACTTATCAAGAAGCGTCATGGTGTCTTCTGTTTGATTGACAATCTCGTCATCAAAAGAAATATTATCTACTTTTTCTACAATTTTTACATCGTAAGGATTGACTTTCATTAGAGCATCCAAGAAGCGATCATACTCTTTCTCGTTACTTTTTTGTTTGACGACAACCTTGACAATTTTATTTGTGTAGTCTGTAAACTTAACTAACTGCCTAGGAGTATCATTATAGTAGATAATCTCATAAAGTGTAAAGGGATTATCAATTGCCTCTAACTCAAGAGTTTCAGTATCAAAGATATGGAAACCTCTAGCGTCATTCACGTCATTCCAGAACATTTGGTATGGATTGCCTAGGTAAAAAATTCTACCGTTATTAGATCTGGTATGGTAATGACCAGAGAATACACGATCAAATTTTTCATAAGGAAGAATGTCTGCACCATCTTCCATAGTATATCCGTAGTGTGCATAGAACCCATTGAGTTCTAAGTGCCCCATGACAACTTTTGCTTTAGTATCGTTGATCTTGTTATAGGTAAACTCTGTATTATCAGTATTCACCCAAGGAACGAAGAGTATCTCCAAACCTC